TGCCATTATCTGTATCCTCTCATCATTAACGCTCTGTTTATCCAAGGACTATCAGCATTAGCAGCATTTTTACTTGATACTATGGTAGTAATACTTGATTTATTGTCCTGAATTGTTGTTGGAGTACTAACATTGTTATAAACTATTTTTTCTGAATCTTTAGCAGCGGCTACAACAGCTGATGACTCACCGTGTATTGCCAATCCTTTTGTACTTGAGCTATCCACTATGTTATCACCAACTCCTACATCCGTTTTTAAATCTAAATTTTCTAAATTCTTTAATGATACATCAGGTTTTTCTAAAGTTTCACCATCCATATCAAATTTCATTTTCTCTTTTAACTTTTCTAATTTATCAATACCAAAATCAGGTATCTTATCTACAACTGAATTAACCACCATCTTAATTACTTGAACCATCTTTTTAATTAACCAAGTTACAGGACTCCATACTTTCTTCATCATCTCTAAATATCTTCCTGGTAAATCTTTTAACCAACCCCATATCTTCTCACCTATATCTGCAAATGATTGTTTAAGATTTTCATAAATTGCTGAAATTTTATCACCTATGCCTCTAACAGCATTAGCAATTCTCTCACCGCCTATAAATCCTAGTATACCACCAATTAATGCACCAATAAGTCCCCCAATCAATGTACCTATAACAGGAACAAATGATCCAGCAACTGCACCTGCAATTGCCCATTTACCCATATTATCAAATGCACCTTTAATACCTTTATCTGTGCCTCCTAGAAAACCTCCTATGAAACCTGGTATACCACCAAACATTTTTGAACCTTTTATACCATCCATTATAGCAAGGAATAAACTGGTTACAACTCCTGTAATACCTAAAAATAATTTACTCCCAAATGTTTTTGCAAATTTAGCACCGAATTTTGCTAAACCAGATTTAGCAATGAAACCTCCAGCAGTACCTCCGATTAAACCACCTGTTATGGTTTTCAAAAAGTCACCATTAAATAAACTCTTTAAGAAACCACCTGTTTTTTTAGCTTCACCACCTTCACCACCCAATAATTCAACCATTGAATCTGTATTTTCTGCAATTCTTCCAAATAGGTCTTGGCTTTCTTCTCTTTCAGCATCAGCTTCTTTTGCTGATTCTTCACTACCCACTTTAGGCGCACCAACAAGTGATTTTGCAAATTTAGCAGCTGTTGTATCGGCCTTCTTTTGTGGTTTGTCAAATAATTCTTCAACACCACCAGCGGCACCACCAGTACCTCCTGTAGCAGGACCACCAAAATCGTCTGTAACACCACCACCAGTTAATGTATCTTCTACGCCTCTTAATCTTTCTCTTTTTTCTTCTCTTTTACCTTCTAATACTGCTCGTTTAGCCTGTTCTTCCCCAGCCTCAATACTTGCAATTCGTCTTTGAACCATATCACCTATGATAGGAACATTTTGAGTTATCAAGCCTGCTAATTTTAATGGTTTAAATTGTTTAAGAAAATTCTCGTAGGCAAATGTAGACCTTAATGCAACACCACCCAAAGCTGAAATTTGAGTCATTGTTGAACCTACTATATCTTCAATGTATTGCTTTTCTTCGGTATTAAATTTCTTACCTTTTTTACTTTCTAAAACGGTCGTATCCCATTGTCTAATAAAATCAGCAAAATCAGCATATCCTGAAGCGTCTGAAATTGAAAACACAGCAGTTTCAAAATCTTTTACTATCTTTTGGGCACCTCTACCGATACCTCTATCTTTCAAGGCTGCTGGAGTGTAACCTAAATCTATTTGATGTTGAAGAACATATTCCTGGGCAGCTTCAGAAATTTGTACCTTTTTCTTCTCATTTCCAAAGTCTTTCTTTTGATCCCCTAATATTTTAGCAAAACTTGCCATTTATTTTATCTCTCCGGTTCTGTATTCTTTTTTTTAGGTGCTTTTTTAACGCCACCACTATTAACATATAAACCAAACCAAGCTGCACCTGCCCCAACAACTACTGACACAAATCCTGCTTGTGCGTTATTAGGTGCTGGTAATGCCATAAACCAGTTCATTGTTTGATAGAAGGCATAGCAATATAATAACATCATTGCTCTTGGCACAAATCTCCAATTAGATAAAACGTGTGGTATTTCGTCTGTAAAAAACTCCCACACCAATTTAATGGTATCTATACCTGTTTTCTTCGCCTTTGTAATACTATCTTCTAACATTACATTCTCCTTTTTCTATTTTGTTCTTCCATTTTCTCTTTTTCTTCCTTCAAATGTTGCAACAACATATCAAGGTATATTTCCCTCTCCCAAGGCACCATATCCTCTACCTCTGATAGAGAATATTTATGATGTTGCACCAAGGCAAAATTCACCCTAAAGTAATTCTCTAGGCTGTCGTGGTTGAGGGCAACTGAAAAAAATCACGGATTCCATTCAGGTGCATTTCAAATTCTTTGCCCGATTTAGGGTTCTTATATTTCAAAGTGTGTTTCATTGATGGCATTGTTGAGAAAAATTCTGACATCTTTGTGAATTGTGGTTGAGTTAAATTGTTTACCCACTCTTCCAATTCTTTTCTGTCAATATTATTTCTATCAAATACATCATCACCTTTGTAAATACTTTGTATGCATTCTGTTATTAAGTCAAAACTCAATTGTGTAGCACTAACTTTATTATTAAAAGTTTTAATTGTTGGATATCTCATTATAACTCCATATCCATCTCCAAAATCAACTTCTTTTTTGTGCTTATCATTATAATCAACCTTAATTTCTTCAAGGTTAAGTGATACATCCACGACTTCTTTTTCGTCATCTGGACATTTCACTTTCAAATTCACAACCTCTCCTACTGCTTTGCCTCTTATTTTTAAAAACAAATATTCAAAATCAAATATCGGTAACTCTCCAACATTAATGTTAGAGTCCAATATACAATTCTGTATAACTTGTTCTACTGCATTTTGTATTTCTCTATCATCTTCCGATTCTAAAGCAATTAACAATATCTTTTCTTCTCTAACAAGAAACGGTCTATATTTAACCGCTTGTTTAGTAGAAGGCAATTCGCAAGTATAAGTAGGGGTCACGTTTTTTGGTAACTGCATCCTATTTGTCATATTAGTCATTGTTTCGTCCATATAATTTATCCTCCTTATCAGTATATTATATAGTCATTGTTTAAAAGAATGGTGGTATCACTTTACCACCAAATATTCTACCCCAAGGAAATCTTACTTTCGCTTGGTTTAATACATCTCTTCCAATCTTTTTAGCTTGTTCAATAATACCACCAAACTGGCCTCGTTTTTGGTATTCTCCTATTGAAACTTCTCCTGGTCTTAATTTTCCTTGTGGCAATGAATCAACACCTAGTCCTCCTTCAACATCAGCAGGACCTATTGCTTTTCTGTAAGTAAAAGTAACCGTTAATTTCATTATTTCATTGTTGGTATTATAACTTAACGGCACAGCAGATATAGCTGTTGGCCACGCTTCAGTTAAATGATTATAATAAGCACCAACCGTTGCAATTGCCATTGCTCTATCATCACCTGTACTTACTTTTCTTTTTGCAACAACAGGTTTATTGCCAAAAACTTTATCTTTAATCATACCTGTTAACGACCATTTCTTACTTTGAGGTGATTCATAATCTTCCCATTTATTATTTTTAACACCTATTAATGGATATAATTGTATCGAACCACAATACTCATCATAAAAATTAGCGTTATGTGTATTAGGGTTAATTGCTAAATTCTGCCAAGATTCAAATAATGCTTTTTCAGCCATAGTTTGTCCCATATAAAATGTTAAAGTTAAATCTTCAAAGCCAACACCTCTAGCAATTTTTCTTTCTGGTCCATATAACATATCTTTTGTTTCATCTGTTATATTTCTTCCAGGTAAAGAAGCACTATCACAAAACCATATCAATCTATCTCTAATTAAATTATTTAAAGAGCTTGTCATTGCTTGTTGTGTTGTGTATTCTACAAATTCCTGTGATGATTCTACGGCAGTTTGTAATGCCTGTGGAATATTAACTACGGCAATAAATCTATTTGGTCTAGCAAGTCCTTCTGCTTGAGATAAAAAGGACCTCATTTTGTTTATTCTAGTATTTTCATTTGGCTGACTATCTTGGTGATAACGCTTAGCTTCTTTTACTGGATCAAAGCCTCTATCTCTAGGTAGACCTAGTCTTATGTCAAATATTTTCCCTAGTTTCCCTGGTAAAGGTATTCGTTCTCTAATTATTGCCATTATATTTTATTCCTACTATCTGACCAAACAACTGCTTCACTTGCTTTTTTGAATCTAGCAACAGGTAACATAATTGCAATTGCGGCCTCGTCTAAATCTATTCTTAAAAAATCTGACCTCATATGAGACCACAGATATTTTTTAAGAGTGGGTTTAATAATTCTAATTTTTTTAACATCATCATAGTTTATATCAAAAATTGTTTTCTTATCAAATTTTCTATCAGTAGCAAATCTACTCATCTTATCTAACATTTCAAATCTTAATAATGGTGGCAAATAGTGAAAGTTCATACCAATAAAACCACCTTTGATTGGGTCTAAAGGTAACACTAATGGAAATATATCATAGTAAGGTAATGTGCCTTTTAATTTAGGGTCATAAGCATATAGACTTAACTTACCTCTACTAGGTCGTTGTGTCAATTTACCATCTTTCATCAATTGTCTAGCAGTAATATTACTTGCTAACTTACTGACTTGCGCTCTATACCATTGGGCAGATTTTCGCATATGTCCAGTAGAAGAACCTTCTCTTTGTTTGATAGTATCAAATATACTTGCCATATCTATATTTATATGCAATAAATAATAGTATGAGAAAGATTGGGAGATTAGTTAACTTGGATAAGATGGCATATAAAGGTATTTTTACACCTAAAAACCCAGGAAAATACAAAGGCGACCCTAGTAATATTATTTATCGTTCTTCCTGGGAGAGAAGGTTTATGGCCTATTGTGATAGAACACCACAAGTGCTAGAGTGGGGTAGTGAAGAAATATGGATAAAATATCGTTCAATTGACAATAAAATACATAGATACTTCCCAGACTTTTATATGAAAGTAAAACAACCTGATAATACAATAAGAAAGTTCATTGTTGAAATCAAACCATCATATCAAACAAAACCACCTAAAAAGAAATTACGCAAGACTAGGCAATACATCAAAGCAATTATGGGGTATAAGAAAAATCAGGCCAAATGGGCATACGCAAAAGAATGGTGCCAAAGAAATGATATGAATTTTATTATACTCACCGAACATCATCTAAAAACATTTTAGGCTAAAAAAAAGGCACCCGATTACTCGGGTACCTTTTAAAGTAAAGTGTGAGAGATAGATTACGAATCGTCCTCAGCTAATTTGCTAAAGTATGATATAGAATCACCGTCACCAGATTCGCTTTCTACTTTATCTTTTGTCACCGTCCAACCACTTTTAGTAGCTGTACCGTT